TCGTTTGCTACACCTGCGGCCATCCAGCTTTCGGCCATGTAGGCAACAAACACGAATGCCGTTACGAGACCGAATGCGACTGCCAAGAGTTCGAGCACGCCCCAAAGGCAGCGGGCGTCGAGTCGATCCAAGACGGCTGCGAGTCCGCCGATATCGGTTTAGATACAATAGAGTACTGTGAAGAGGAGACGGAATGTTGACAATTATCTTTAACCGTCTTGGGGTTATTGTGGATCTTTTACGGCAAATCCTGGCGAAACAAACCGCAATCGAAGCAAGATTGAAAGCGGTCGAGACGGGACAAGCCAATATCAATACTTCAATCGGCGGCATCGAAATGGAAATTACCTCCCAGGGAGGAGATATCGCCGATTTGAAAATGCAAATCCAAGGAATTGTGCAACTCGCTAATGTCGTCAATCATATTTCCGACGAGGTTAGCGATATCCACAACGAAGTTGTTCCCGGTGTTGCTGAAGTTCTGCTACTGGAATCCAGCGATCCCACGGAACAGCCATAGCAGTAGACGACGCAGTAAGATCAGACAAGGAGAAAAGCATATGCCATTTAAGCCAATGACATCGACACAGCAGTTTACGGTGTCGATTGACCCACGCGACCGCAAGGGGAAACCTGCCAAGATCGACGGTAAGGCTACCTTCGCCTCAAGCAATGAATCCGTCGTAACCGTTACCCCCAACGACGATGGGCTTTCCGCCCTCGTAGTTGCACAGGCAGCGGGCGACTATTCCATTTCCGTATCCGCCGATGCCGATCTGGGCGAAGGCGTGGTTACGATTTCCAGCAGCGATACCGGCACCGTGACCCAGGGTGAAGCCGTTACAACCGGCCTGAACGCCACGGAACCGGAGGAGCAACCATAGAGGACTAACCAGTACCCTGTTGGAAGACAACTGCACGCGGAAGACGGCCCCGGTTTGGAGAGATCCAGCCGGGGTTTTCTTATGGGAGAGGGGAAGGAAGAGAGCCGACAAGGTTACCGGGCGTCTGGGTTAGCATGTAGACACCAAGAGCATTCGGCTCAATTCAAAGTAGCACAGTATTGACAGAAGGATTGCCAGTAGGGAAGGGAAACTGACTGCCGCCCGTTAAAGTTAGTGAATTCGTCGCCATGGCGGAATGCGACGGAAAATACAACAAATTTGGCATCGGCATTATCGTAAATCGCGATTACTTTAACGCGGATATCCTTGCCAGTTACTATATCGTCGGGTTTGGGATCGGTGCTGATGTCTCGGGGCATAGGGTTAGGGCTAATGATACAATCTCCGGTAGCTGCGTGGTTCGCGCCATTGCTGCTCCTTGGTGACGTGTGGTTAGCGGCGGGTTGGGCCCTTTGCCTAGCCCGCCGTTGCCATTAGTCGCGGTCGTCGTCCTCCGGTTCCGGTTCCTTTACCGTGCTGACAAATTAACCCCGTTGGGCTGGGCCGGGATCACATACCCAATATCCTCTTCCTTGACAACCCACTGGCACATTACGCCGGTAGTTGACCGGACGGTGTAGAGGCGTTGCTTAGGGTTGTGCATGTCCAGCGCGGTCGAGACAACCCGGAGGAGCATCGGGCCGCTCATGCCGTTGCCGTTGGGCACAACAACATAGTCGTCGAGGTTGATTGTACGCTTGGGGGCGGATACCGTTGCATTACGGTTTGCCTGAACATCTGACCACAATTGATCGGCCAGTAAGTTTACTAGCTTAAACTTGGTTACAAATTTTAGAACGTCGGCAAGGTTCGTAGTAGTAAATGCCGAGTTGAAGAACTTGTGGGCGAACGTGGTTGCTTCTGATTTGCTTCTGAACATTGTAGTTCTCCTTGGTTTAGGGCTTCTGGTTTCAATAACTTACGAACAAATTTCTGGCAGCAATTAATCTAACTCTTCCTCGACGATGAGCGGCGGGTAGACTTTCGACCGGCGTTCACGCTTCCGGCTCGCAATTGGGCACACCCGTTTCTCTTTCGCTATCCAATCCCGTGTTGCATAAATGGTGCGGTGCCCGGTGCAAAGGCGAACGACGCGGTTGCCCTCTGCCTCAGTGGGATGAATCCCTAAGGCGTCACCTTGGATTTCAACAAGGTAGTCTTCGGCGTTGACGCAGTCGCGCTTGCTGCCGTCGTCGTAGATCTGCCGCCCCTTTGCCTGACATCCCAGGATCTTGCGGGGCCGGATATATTGCACCTTGGTCTTGTCGTAGCCTTCGGGCGGCACGAGGATATTGTTGGGCACTTGGCTAAAGGCGAAGAAATCGGCAAACAATACCGCAACCTTGACCGTTGCGCCGTAGATCGTATGCTTGTTGACCTTTTCGCGGTCGAGTCCCTTAAAGGTACCGTTGCGGGCGGTCCAGTGCATGAGCAGTTGCAAAGCCTCTCCCCGCGTTACCGGTAGCGGCGTCTTGTATTCCGTAACGAAGTCGGCGACGATGCCGCAAACATCGTCAAAGTCGAGGAAATGGCGGATGTCGAACTCGATTGCAACTTTCTCGCCGCGTGAGAAGGCGTTGACCTTGACGAGGTTCTTGTTCGGCAACCGAAACATCATGTATTTCTTAGGGTCGATGATATCGACGCCGGTGAGTTTGTCGAAGTTGATAGGCATTAGGGTCTGGAATATCTCCGTAATTTAAGTAGCATTTCCAATACATCGCGATGTGCTGCCGCCTCACGGGCACTACGTCCTAGGGATTCAAAATAGACCCTATCTTCTTGCTGGGCTTTGACCCTAGCGTAAGCGTCCGCTACAGCTTGCGATTTCTTCGATGCCGGGTTGCCGTGGATCTGGTAGAAATCCCCCGGCGCAACATCCTTGACAACCAAGTCGTAAGCCCCCTTGCGTAGGTTGGTAACGACATAGGTGCCATCCTTCGGCAGCGTCATTACTTCGGCAAAGGGAGTATGGACAAGCTCTCCGTTGGGGTGGCGCACGGCGAGAGTGTTGATGATGGGCAGGGAGTGCTTCATAGCGTCTCCTTTACCCATTCATGTAGCTTGGACTCGCAGCAAATCAAACTACAAAGGCGAGGGCTTGGGTTGGTAATCTCTGGTGCCAATTCAGGCGGACTCCACCGGAAGAAAGTTAGGACGGGCTTCCTTCCTGTAACTGTTATCCCTGAATGGTAATAAATCCATTCCGCATCTTTGTGTTTGGGCTTGCCGCATTGGGTACAGGTTAGTACTGGCAATGATGCTACTGCCGGTTGCGGGGCTTTGCAGCAGCCCTCCGCGCCGCAAACAATACACTTCATAACTTCCCCTTCCTTAACGACACCGTTGCGGGCTTCTGTGCCGCTGCCTCTGCCTCAATCTTGAGGACTGCCGCGACCATAGAATCGCCGTCGAGAACGCGGAGGGTGTCGCGCAAGTTCGCCTCAGGCTGGACGCGGCAGAGGATTCCGGCCCGGTGCATTACCAGCTTGGTTAGTTCATCACGGTTGAGGGTTTCGTATTGATCGGTGGGCATTAGACAACCCCTTTCTTGCCCAATACGAGTACTTGGGCGGGCAGCTTGGAAGGGGATTCTCTCACCATTGGGCTAACCTTCTCAATCTCAGCCATACCGCTAGCGCTGAGTTTCTCAATGAGATCATCGAGGGCGAGTTCCGCCGACAGCCCGTAACCGTAGATGCCATCAGGGTAGAGGATAAATGACGCGTACCAGCCCGCTGGTTTATCGCCGCACGGATACATCAGGTAACCAACCGATACGGCAAGGTCAATAGGATTCCCCGGCGTAGCTGCCGGTAGCGGTTCTGTGCCGTGACCGGCAGAGTCGCAGGTTAGTTTATGGTGTTCGCAGACGCCGAAACCATACTGATTGCAGACGGCGACGGAAGGAGTTTTCTTACCAGTTCCGGCGCATTGAAAACATGTCATGGGTGTCAAGTTACCTTACCTCCTCGATTTTGATTATTGCTCCCGGCGCAATAAACGTCATGGGCTTACCGGGCCCATTAGCTATTACGATTCCGCGCTTGGTGATTGATTCGCAGACGGCCGTAAAGCCAAAGTCGAACGTATGCTCGTAGTCCATTTCGTGAATATTGACCATAAGGTAAATAGTCAGATACCAGACCCTCACCCTACAACGTACTGGCGGATCGCCCGGGAACATGCCTGTATCGGACGGGTGCGGAACTGGGGGCTTGAAGGGTTCCGGCATTACTGCCCCCTCTTTACGCTTCTGGGATGAGCCTTAAGGGTTACGCTAGCGATAACTTCACATGGCTGTGTTTTCTTGATATACCAAGGATCACTCTGCCCGCGAATGGTAACAATATCCCCCGCCTTCATCTTCGATACGCCGGAAATAACTACAGTCTTTCTTTCCTTTCCCCTTTCGAGAAATACCTTAGTGTTCATTACTTGCCCCCTTTCCAGTTGGGATTCGGCTTAACGCTGACTTCGGCGCAGTCGTATTTCTTCGCCCGCATCTCCTCAACCGTCCGCTTTGCCTCATCGGATAGCGTTGGCTCAACAGCTTCGAGTATCTTCGCGGCACTGTTGACGGGGCGTTTCGAGTAGGTAAGCTCCAGCCGATAGGACGAGTCGCCGTTGAGATCCGGCATTACCTTGAGGCTTTCGATAACGGCGGGGCGGAGGTTGGAGAGCTTTGTGTCAATCTCGTCGCGTTGGATTTTGAGATCGGTATAGGTGCGGAGGGTGTCAGAGTCTATTCGTATCTCTCCTGGGAGATAGGTATACGGTGGCAACGGCACCGGGATGTTTTGCGTGATCGGCTTAGGTGTTTGTCTCCGTGCTGCTACTGCTGGGCGTTTCTTAAGGCTACTCAACATCGCTGCTACTCCTTGGGTTTGGAAATTGCTGCCAGAAATTTCTCTGTAAGCTATTGATTCTATTACGGCATTCTAAAGGACATTCGCGTGCCCTTTTAGAAAACCCCCCGATACTTCTCCACCACTCGGGGGAACATGGCTGTCTAGGGGATCACCGGCCCCTGGAGATTGCTACCCTCTTAGCCGATGTTCGACTGGATTATGCCTTAAGCCTAATTTCCCAGTGCCTTAGCCAAAAGGGCAGCAAACAACCCTCCGAATCTCCACGGCTCGGAGGAACACCGTGTTAAGGCATTGGGGCTGTTGACGCAACCCTAATACCCGAAGGTTGCTAGGCTGCCGCGTCGGCTTCCTGTGCCGCGCTCAGCCCCGGCTTGCAGTTCTTGTCGAACGCTTTGCCGAGATCCTTGATATTTTTGTGCCCTGCCATAAAGGCTAGTATCGCCGTCGCCAACGCCCGCTCATACTTGCCGCGCTTGTTGTCGGCTTCGATTTCGATGAACGCTGCCCGGATTTCCGGCGTGCGTCGTCCGTTGTTGTTGAGGCTTTGATTGCCCTTGCCAGTGATAGCGGCGGTGATATCCTTCTCCGCGATGACAGCGCCGCGAACCGGCTTCTTGCCCTTCTTGGCAGTCTTCTTTGCTGCCTTCTTGCCCTTCTTTGCGGGCTTACCGGCTGGTACATCGTCGGCAGAGGGAACCTCAACCTCAGGCTCAACGGCAGCTTTCGGCGCGGGCTTCTCGATGTCGGCATCGGTAATGCCATACGTCGCCATCAGGGAATCGAGGATTTCCGCCCGCCGCTCTGGACTCTCAAGCGAGAGCTTGTATGCGCTGGTGCTGCCGATGAAGGAATTGGAAAGCATCTTCTGTGTCTTTTTGTCGAGCTTGAGGAACGCAAGATGCTTGGAAACTTCCGGCTCGCTGATGTTGACGATACGGGCAATGTCTTTGCCGTTGAATTCCTTCTCTTTGAGGGCACCGCAAGCCGCTGCAATGTCCATCGGCGTCATGTCTTTGCGTTGGGCGTTCTCGCCGATGTTCAGCGCCATTGCTTCCGCGACGGTGATTTCCTTCTCACGTACCTCAATCAACAGCTTGTGATTCTCACTGAGACCCTTCTCATCGAGCCACAACGCGGCAGCACCGCGACGGAAACCAACCTTGAGCCGTACCTTGCCGTCTGTACCGCTCAAGTCGCCGATGCATGGCTGCTCCTGCCCTTGCTCCATGATCGACATAGCGAGGGTTTCGATGCCCTTGCGATCATCCTTCGATTGCCCTACAGGATATGCGCGGGAGAAGTTATCCTCATCGCGAATCTCAATGTTGCGGATGGGGATTTCCCAGTAGTTGCCGCGCTTCTCCGCACCTGCGCCTAAATTCATCTTTGCCATTGTCGTTACTCCCTTGGATTTGTGATTGCCGGAACGTTGTCCGGGTTAGTGTTGCAGTTGTCAGTGTACAGTGGCGATTACACCACTGCAAGAAATCTACTGATTTCGACGCCAAACGCTTTTGGCATAGTCGTAACAAACCTGATATGCCGGGAGACCTGCCGTTGCCGCTCCCTTTACCAATACAAGTATTTGCAGCTTGGTTAGCTTACACTCATACAACAGGAAATGACTTTCTTTAGGACTCAACGGCGTAGTTCTAGCCAGTTCCTTTACATCGTCGCCATATCCGTCTGGGATCATATCTGTACCGCTGGGTAATTCTTAACGAACCACTTCAGATACCCCGCCACGACCTCACCGTACTTCTTAGGGTCTAGGATCTGCCGCGTGTAGGTATCGGTGAGAGCTTCCAATGCAGTCTCAAATGGACGGGGCCAAGCACCCTTGAACCTGTGATCTAGGATGTCCATCTCAGCCTTTGTCAACCCCAACGTATACATCGCCTCAGTGTAGGCATAGCCATCGGCTGTAATCGCGGGCGAATGCGCTTGATTACCGTCGCGGCCAATTACCGGCGATTCCGTAAGGTGAAGGATTACGGTAACCAGACTGTTGCGGTGTTGCTTGGTCTCGGCTTGCCCGTCGTGGGTATCGTGACAGTCCGCATACGGACGGCAACAAGTCCCGATGTCAACACATTCTGGATTTATCTTGATCCACGCGATAACCTCTTCCATCAGCGGGCGATTCACTTGGCAACCTCCCCAGCCTTAGGACGATAGTTCAGTCTGGTGCGTTCAAGATTGTCGTATTGCTTGTTTACGAACTGCCGCGCTTGCTCGAATATCGCTAATGCCTGCCCCTTCGACCACGACCAATAGTACATTTGCGGATATGGTTCCTGCGGGATTCCCTTACGGTCGAAAGTGACCGCATACATTGGGATGAGGCAGACCCTGCGCTGCCAGAGCGATGCCGTTTTGTCGCCGGTCGTGATCTTTTCGATAACCCTTTGCTTCATTTCCGTTCCCCCTTGGTACTTCTCAAATGTAACACGCGTGTTATATCTTGTCAATAGTTTTCTGGCAGCAATTTCCTGGGGATGTCCCTAGGGATTCCAGCCGTTCACGCTCGCGAATCTCTGGCAGGGTTGCGGTTACGTAGTCGCACTCGCAACGGACCCAGGGTCTCGGACTCCAGCCGATGAAGATGAGGAAAAGGCGCATCATTACTTTCCTTCCTTCCTTCGCCGCAATATTACGGTTATGTAGTTGCTGCCAAGTCCGAATTGTTTACAGGCTAGGACTGGAAAGGTTTCCAGTGCATGTAATGAGAGTTTGGAAAAAAGAGTCTCACCCCATTTCTTGAGTCCGCAATCTGCATGTACCCAATGCCGAATCGAATAACGCACCAGCGGATACGGCCTGCTGAGGGAACAGGTACCAGTTACGCCGCATAAGCGGCAAGTGTGCTGTTTACCTACCATCGTTCTCACTCCCCGGTACATAAGCGTTCTCGACCTTCCGCCCGAATGAGTCGATGTAGCTCCCCTTCTTAGCCTGTTGCACTGCGTCAATCATCATTCGCACTGCTGACCACAATTGCCCTTTGTTCATGCGCTGGGCGTCGCCTACAACACGGGTACCGCCACCCTTGACCATTTGCTCAAGCCGATAACCCCCATAGGCGCTATCGATATGAATGTTGCCAACGTTGGACACGTTGTGTCCCGCCGCATCCATACTCCATGGCGTTAGCGGAAGTCCAAGCTCACGATTGAGGCATTCCACTTGGTAATCAAGCTGTTTGTCTGTTGTTCGTTGTGCCATTGTCGTTAATCCCCTTCATCAGCCCACACTGTTGCATTCAGCGGGGCTGGGCAGCGGACTAGCTAATGTGGAGCTTACCGTCATCGCCAACGTATAGGGTGCATTCGCCGAACGCCTTTGCAGCCTGCGTTAGCTTGGTTGCCGTGGGTTCAGTCCAATCTCCATCCCAGAAGCCAGCACCATGCCCATTGCGCGTGAGCCAAAAATCATGCCCGGCGTAGGAATCGATGAGGTTATCGGCGCTGATAACCGTATGGAATTCAGCCGAGATTAGCTCTGCATTGTCGGTCTGGAATTTGGCGCAATCGGCGACGATCTTAGCTAGCGTCTCCTCTGCCAAATCCTTAACGGAATAGTGGGCGTCCATCGGAGGTTCCCACGGTGAGTCATGGTCTGGATTACGGCAATCTTCACACAGTTCGTGTTCTCGTGTGTTCTTATTCCAGTACAGAATCTTATCTTCAGTGCCACACTCGGCACACTTCCCGAAGGGCTCACAGGTACTTGACCACAATGCAGCCTCAATGTAGCCTTTGGTGAATTCATCAGGCTTGGTTTTCATTTATTCCCCCTTTATTTTCAACACGTTACAGATTAATTTCTGGCAGCAATTCCTAAACCAGTCCTTAAGGAACGTTCAACCCCTGGGCATAGACAACGGCAAGGATACCGGCGAGAAAGCCGATGAAGAATACAGCAATGAGAGCGTTCTGGAAATGTCTTAGCACTAGACTACGCTCCAGAGTTCGTACAGGCGATGATTGCGAGCCCGCCGATACAGCGTCATGTTGCCGTGGTCATTGACTTCGAGAACTTCGCCTTCATGATTGGCTGGTATCTCGGAGATGTCGCTAACCTTCAGCCCTCCATCGTCTACGAAGTCTTGCCCGAATTCTTCCGACAGCCAATACCCGTAGTCTGATCCATTGCCGGGGTGTGCGCCAAAGTAGAAATACGCCGATGCGTACTCCTGTAGGGCGTCAAACAGCCATTCGAGATCATATTCGCACTGATCCGACCTAAAGTAATCCTCCTTATCTTCATGGTCCATTCGCTTTTGATTCTGTTTCAAGCTATTAGCAATCTCCACCGCTCTCGCCATATGGGCCCGCCGCATAGGTGTTTGGGCCCGTAATTCGTCTAAGAACGCAGGTATCAAGTCTTCCGGCCGCATTGTGCCGCTAATGACCGTACCGCGATTGTTGCGCTTGTGTCCTTTTCTCGTTGCCATAAGTAAACCTCATGGATGGAAACTGGCAGAACCAATCCCATCCGGCGGTGCACTTATAACGCTACGTTGAACTCTTGTATCTCGGACCAGTTACCGTTATCATCCTTAACCCGGTAATACGTCGCTAGGCTAGCCCCAGTGTTAGACACCTTCAGTTCCCAGGAGCGTACGCCTACCGTATGGCCTACGGGTCTCTGTGAGGCGATGTCCCGAAAGATATCCAAGTGCATCTTGTTCAATTCGTCACGCGTGTAGGGTGTGGTTCTCATAAGGATGCTCCATATTCAACGTGTTGCTGCAATGCTGCCATATTCGGTAATTTGCGAGCATAGACGTTGCATTCGGAATACATCGGTTGCGTGAAGACAACACCGGAATAGCCCTTGGAGTAGTATTCCTGCCCAGTCTTTATCCATTCCCCTGGATAACAGTGGCCTACTAGAACAAATCCGTGCTTGGCTGGGTCCACCCCATGAATACCGATGAGGCTATCATCGGTAAGATGCTCTGCCGCACGTTCCAGGTACTCGGCAGGGTTCTTACGGATGCAATCAGCGCACAGAATTACACAACCGGACACAAACGCGTAGGTTGCCGTGTGGTAGTCCGCTGTGATGCACCCGCCGCAATCCTCGCACTGGTTGGTTGTATCGGACCATTCCAGGTGATAGTCCATTTCTTCCAAGATGGCTTGAAACCGCCTGCCCTTTGGCCCCCAGTTGTAATTCTGTGCGGACTCTGACTCAGGAGTACGCGGCCAATTGCCAGCATTGAGCCGTGGGAAGTGGTTCCAGTTGGCGACCAACACGCCCTTACCTGCGTCAGAGCCGTCCGCATAGGTCTCGTACCAGTCCAGTTCACCGTTGCCGAATAACTCTTCTACCGTCTTGCCAGTGCAACATTTAATAACGAAATTTGCTGTCATAAGTAAACCTCACAGATGGACATCGGCACGGGCCCTAAGCCATCTAGCGGCCTGCTTAAACTGTTCCCTTAATCCCATTAACGGTCACTGGGAGACCGCGAAATACTGGACGGTCAATGAAATTGCACCAGACCGAAAAACAATAGTATTCAATACGGTATATGCTGCCATCGTCCATGTATGCCTTAAACAGCCCACTGCCTAGATTGGGGTAACCCTCGCGTGGAGGTTGACTAACCCAATGTAGTTCACAGACTGACCGCCAGTTGCGGAGTAGCCATCCTAGGTTCTTAACCTCAACTATCCTTCCGTTTGCTTTTGTTACGGTTGCTCGTTTAGACATTTTGTTTTCTCCCTTTCCCTATAGAACCCGATACGCAATAATGACCATTACCGCAACCGTAATCGCCACTGCTACCAGGACTTCAAATGCGAATTCCTTATCTTGCCTTGTCATGACCGCACTTCCATATCGTTTCCCCTTCCTTACCGGTACTATTACCCTTACTGTTACTGACATCAATAAATCGCTATCCAACTACGTTACAGGCTGCCCATGTCGCTACTGGTAGCACGTCACTAGCACCAGAGCAGGCAAGGTTACCAACACGGTACTAAGTGGCTCGAACCTGATCGCGAACGCCTACAGCGCGTCTGGGCGCGATCTCCGTATTTGTTACTGTGTGCGGTACAGTGTTCATTTTCCGCTAAGTCCTTTGTCTAGTTGCTACTTGCCCTGACTAAGGGACCAGTTTAACACACGTGTTATATCTTTGCCAATAGGTTATTTTGTTAAGTTGTTGATAAGAAAGGAAATATAAATTAATTTCTGGCAGCAAGAATTATGCCGTGAAGGTAATGTTGTTTGTTTTGTTAAGGTTGCGGCCACTTGCCCGAGTCCTCGCCTATCGGGCTAGACGTGGTTGAAGGCGTCCCGATCCCCAGGGGGAATAGGCGAGCCAATCAGCGCATGGATTGGTGCATCCATCACGCATCACAGCGCGGTCAAGGTGAGGCTGTTCGGCACCAGCCTACCCCAACCATCCCCCGTCTAAGAGGACCCGTTCTAGCGCGTCTGGTGGCCCCATACGCGAGGGCGGGGAGGGTCAATACCGCAAACTCAAATGGAGCGTCATTACCTAGATCTGAAATTTAGGGACTCCGGGGCATGTTAGCTGGAATTTCCCCTAATGTTGCTGGTTACTGGATGATTGAATAATTCCAATAACATTACCAGTAACGGTAACGGTAATAGTAATGCTACCGGTACCGGTAAGTTAATGGGAAATTCCATGCCCCTCCCCCGTTTGGGTCCCATCCGGCCCGTTCCCTAAATCCCGCGAACTGGCAACCTAGACAGGATAATCAAATAATAATGCAAATTTGGTGTTGTTGACTTTGATCTGGCACTACCTTATACTAGAACGGAAGGGCATGAAATACCTTCCAGAATATCTTGATATTCGGATGGTGTTCTTGGCCTGACTGTCTTTTCCAAGGAGCCCCAGAAGTGCATAAAAGCATCAATATCGCCGGATTGCAGCGGTACCGGCGCAAACAGAATGATTCCCTCGGCCGTTTTCCCCGGAAATACCTCCGCGACGAGGTTATTAAGATAGTAGTCGCGTCCAAGTGGGGAAACCTTAGATATGAAGTTGAGTCGAGCCTACTGCTGGATAACTCGATATCGGCCCCAATGGTGGATTTGTTATTCCCAGATATCCGAACTGTTCTGCTAGTTCAGCCCATATGCTCGAATCTCAAGCAGGAGCAGGAGTTTTCCGACTTAGAGACTGTTATTCGCAACGAAGGGTATCGAGTACGGCGAGTCCATGCGAAAGAGATCCTGTTGAGTCCCGACGAACTGAAGGACGATATTTTCCATTTCCTCCTCAATGCTGTCAAGAAGAGGGTTCCTGCTAGGTTTGCTAAGAAGATGTTGACTCCCCGCTAGTTTCCCTGTATCCTTCAATCAACCCCTAGTAAGCCCGGCCCCGGTAACCTCCTACCTCATAGAAGACCGGGGCCGTTCCGTCTGAAATCCACAAAAATACCCACATGGTAGACTTGCTCTGAAAGTGAGGGTAAGCCTATGCTGTCGGCGTTGGTAAAGCAAACAAAGGCAAAGAGAGAAAGCAAAGTAAGGGCTTTGACTGTGCAGAGGTCGAAGGTTTCGCGCGGGGAAATCATTGGTGCAAAGACGCTGCTAACGGCTGAGATGACGGAGGAAGTATTGCGTCAACGCCGGTCTGGGCTGTCGGTTGAGCAGATAGCAAAGGCGCAGGGGCGGACTCCGCATGAGGTTAGCAAAATCATCAAGAACGCCCTACAGGCAATACGTGAAGAGTATTCGGAATCGTTGGCAGATGTTAAGGATTTGGAACTCGCACGGCTAGATGAGTTGATGGAACCCTTCTACAAGAGGGCGGCGAAGGGTGACGCATTTGCGCTAGACCGCATCATTAAGATAATGGAACGCCGCGCTAAGTATCTCGGCATCGATAGCGCCCAGAAGCTCGAACACAGCGGCGAAGTCATCAAGCAATACATCGGCATTGACGTAAGCAAAGTTTAAGGGAGGTAGTTCGCATGAGCAAGCTTGAAAGAAAGAAGGAATTGATTTTATTCTCACTGGTAATCCCACTAGTGGTAATATTATCCGGCCCGTTCGGTACTAATGCTGCCGAACCTATCTATCCACCGATTTCCGATTCGATGTATCACTATTCCGCGTTCTATAGCGGGACTCAGACCGGATCGGCATTGTCGTCAACAATCGTTAGCCCGGTCGGTGCGGCAAGACGCGTTTTCCTCGAAGGCGTCACTATCGAGAGTTCTGCCGCGTGTGTGTTCAATATCGAGATGTATGGAACAAACCCAACAGCAACGTTGATTACAACGACGCCGCTAAATACGTCGATTATTGCAGAGGCTAGGGCATACGGACCCTCGAACGTTGGCAGCGGTTCAGTAGTGACGCAGATATCGTTACCCGCTGATGGTGTGCGGACTGTCGAGCTTCCCGGCGTAGTGCTTTCGTCTGGGAGTTCCTTAGCCCGCAACATCTCTGTAGTGCCGCAATGCACGTCCGGTACCGTCCGCTACACCTGGAAGTTTGCCCATCAGAGGGTTCAATAATGAGAGCGCTAGTATTGCTACTCCTTGCCGCTCCTCTTTATGCCCAGTTGTCGCAATCGGCTGGTGGGCAGTCGGCGGGAGGTGGCGCAATCGGACCCACGGGCCCAACCGGGCCGTCTGGACTTGGGGTCACGGTAACGGCGAAGTGTACGGTAACGACTGCGGGAACTCCCCCGGTTGCGACCTGTACGCATAACCTGGGGCTGACCGATCCCGAAGCGGTAACATACTCCGTCGTTAGCGGTGGCGTATCCCTTGGCATTGGCGACGTTGACACATTTACAACCAATAGCTTCCGGGTCAAGACTGCGACGGCGGTAACGCTCAAAGTTTCGATATCGGCGGCAGTACCGAGTAACCTTGGCAACACCTGTACCGTTACTACTTCGGGCACGCCACCCACGGCAACCTGCACCCATGGGCTTGGCTTGGTAGATCCTGAGGCATTGACCTGGAATGCCGTAAGTGGAGGGGTTTCCATTGGTATTGGCAATATCGACACTTACACTACTAATAGTTTTCGTGTGGCTACTGCCACCCCGGCGACGGTGAAGATTGCAATTGTTGGCGTTGGGGGAATCGGTAGCGGTGGCGGCAGTGGTAGCGTCGGTGCTACGGGTCCGACTGGCCCGACAGGACCAACCGGCCCCACTGGGTTAACCGGCAGTAATGGCAGTAATGGTGCAACTGGCCCTACTGGTGCAACCGGCGCGACGGGTACGGTTGGGACGATCAGCGGCGATGGTTCCCTCAGTGGCTCGACACTTACCATTACCGGCATTAGATCGCGGCCCATTGCTAGCACGTCACCTACTAATGGGCAGGTTTACGCGTGGAACTCTTCAACATCGCAATGGGAACCTCAGAATCAATCCGGCTCTGGAGTTAATGCCGTTCAACTTCAAGGACGTAATTTAGCCTCAACCGCACCCTCTGACCTACAGGTAATTTGCTGGGATGCGGCAGGTTCAACATGGAAGCCTTGTACCGGTGGCGGTGGGAGTGGAGCATCACAGATTTCCCAACTCCTCGACGGTCAGGTTACCCGCACGAACGGTACCTCGTTGGCAGTTTCGATAGCCAATGTACGCGTAGGGGGCGTTATCTATTCCCTTGCGGCTGGGACGGTTGGGGTATCGGCGGGAACAGGCACAATCATCCTCGTTGCCGACACGTCGGTAGTGCCGCCAGTGGGTAAGGTTTACTTCTCCTCTGGGATCACGGCAACGTGTTCGTGGGCGGGCTGTACAACTCCGGTTGCGGGAACGGCGTCGGATGCGGCAAACGACATCCCAATCGCGAAGTGGACGCTAACCGGGGGCGTTCTCGATACCGGCGGCGGTACGGATATGCGAGCGTTGCTGAATCGGGAGAGGATAGTCGCAACGTCTGGGATTAACTCAAGCGTTTCCGGCCATACCCAGACCCTTTCGCTAAGTTCGCTTGTGCCAATCTTCGGCCTGACCCCTGGAACCGGCTCATCCTTAACCAGCGGCTCGACGATAACGCCAACCAACCGTAGCCATCACGTTACTGGCACGTTGGCGGTTGCGACAATTACATCAACGGGAATGATCGATGGGGAAATCCTAACCCTAATCCCAGATGCCGCCTTCACTCTAACGACGACCGGCAACATCGCCGCAACAGCAACAGCCGTCGTTAACAAAATCATGATTCTTGTCTGGGACAACTCAGCCGGAAAGTGGTATTCCAGCTACTAGGAAAAGATTTCTGGCAGAAATTAATCTGTAAAGTATTGATTCTACAAGGGCAGAAAAGGAGATTTTATGAAAACTCTAGCGATTGCGGTACTTTTGGCGGGCAGTGTGTTTGCCCAATCCATGATAAATGGGCCACGGACGATTAACAACTTGACGGCGACGAAGATTACCGATACCTATACGGCGGGTACGGGCGGCGTTACGGTAAATCTTGCCGTGTCCAAGGACACTTCCAGCCCAACCCGCGTAGTGTTGCCGTCTTCGGGCGGATGTGGGTTTGGTGTTGCGCTAGCTACGGCGACTTCAGGCAATACGGTCGAGATTCAGTGGGCGGGAATCGCCACGATGGTAGCGGACAATACCGTCACGGCGGGGCACATTATCATTGGCGGCACGTCAACGCCGGGGCGCGGCAAAGATAGTGGCTTTACGTCGCGGTCGTCGATTGATTCCACGGCTTGTGTTATCGGATTCGCCAACACTGGGGCATCGGCTGGATCAACGTTTACGGTGTTGTTATCAGGTACCGGCGATTATGGGACTCAGGTAAACACTATCGATGGTGTAACGATTACTGGTACTCCCACGACTGGGCAAGTGCCAACTGCAACTAGCAGTACTACGGGAACATGGCAGACGCCTAGCGGTGGGGGTGGAAGCGGCTCAACCGTTATCAAACAGGTTGGCTATTCCAACTTCCTCACCAATACGAGTGGGGCAGACCAAACCCACAACTCGACGACATTGCCAGCATTAGCGTCGGGGGCATGTTATCGCTTCACTGGCAGCGTAGGAAATGACTCCGGTACTGCCGCAATGGTATTTAAGCTCAAGATTGGCTCGACAATGAGCAAGGTTATTCATGCGACATCGAGCGGCGACAGTGACCCGAAGGTATTTCAATATCTAATGTGCAATGACGTTGGCAGTCAGACGACGCAGCATCTTGAACGAATCCAAACCGGTGTTGCTGGTGATGGCGTTTCTGCTGCCGGTACCGAAAATTTCGCCTCTACTGTAACGGCCCTCATCACTATCAACGGTGGGGGAGCGTCACAGAACGGGCGTCTTCAGTTCATGTTGATCGAGGTTATCCAGTAATGGTACAGAGACTATTGGCGTTTTTGCTTTGTTTAGCCCCGGCTTTCGCGCAAATTACCGATTTGCATCAGGTTGGGGCAACGTATAGGGAAGTTCTGGTTGCATACACGTCTCCGATTACGGGGGCGTGTACGGTGCAGGTTTCGGAGTCGCCATCGTTAACGCCGTCTGTTCCCGATGTCGATACGACTAAGTTTGCCGGGTCGAACTCGGACTTTCGCAATGGGACGCAAGGGCGGGCGCGGACGTTTATTGTTGGTGCGGCGGGATTGGGCATCGATTATGCCCCAGTTGCGCTAGATGGTCTGAAGACTTCGCGAGCGTTACAGAACAACACCGACCATACCCTTAAGGTTACGTGTGGGGCGTTTAATTCGACAATCCCGATCCGTACCGCGAACATTTCCCCCGGAGACACTAGGCCGATTAACTCAGTCCCTATAGATCCGGCACATCTAGGGGAAGCGGGTTGGCCCTTCCTTCCCTGGGATGCGAGCGCACCGGTGATAGATCCTGTTACCGGCGTTCTCATTCAGCAAATGTGGACGTATGAGTCGAATATCTCGCCAACTGGGGCGTTTCCGATGCTCGCGGTTTACGACAACGCCGGAACTTGGAGCAACCTTAGCAACTTGTTTCCTGTCGCGATAACCGATGAAGCGGGTACGCCTAGCGGATCGCCGCTTAAGATTACGGTCTCGGGGGCCGGTAACTACAACTCAACAATTTCCGTTAAGGAAGCATCGACGGGAACGCTGCTGGTACAGGCTGGGGGAGCCCCAGCGCCGGGGGAGTATTTCAACTTCAACAATGGGCAATATCAGTTCAACCCAGCCGACACAGGCGGGAAGCTGATTTCGTATCGGATTAACGCTAATGACGGCAATGTGGCGAGCTTTACCGGGTCCTCGAACGATCCCATCGTAGCGATTGGGAATGGTATTGGGATCGCGCTTCGCCTTGCAATCCGAGGTTTCGTCGATAGTATCACCACCACACTGGCCGCCTGCCTAACGCTGAATGGGGCAACGTGTTACGGGCCATTTTTGCCTATTACGCTGCCGGTTGGATCGGGCAATATTGCGACGGTAACGATTGGTGATGTTGACGTTTATACATCGCCGCCCGCACACGCACCAATGATGTCGGCGTGGCTGAATGCTAACCAACAGTTCCCCCAGGTCGCCTATAACAAGGCTGGAACTGCCTCAAACGTTGGCAATGTCCTTACGATTACCGGTCTGAATGGGCCGGGTGGATTTGACCGGCGCTGGACGACTGACACGCATATTACCTACAACGGTGCGACATACAAGGTATTGAGCGTAACTAATGGGCTAACCATGACGATTACGCCGACGCCGCCAACAGATGGTAGTGGTCCGTGGGCGAGCCATCAGTTTGGTTACCTTATCAAAAAGACATCGGTAGGAGGTACGGTCAACATTGACTACATTACTGACTCACCGGTGCCGATTACCGTACAGATCAACGATCAGGCATCAGGCGGATCGAAGCAATGCACTCTCAGCGAGTATCCGCAAGGGTTCCGTATTGGGCTTGATCGCGGCTCGACTGGGGCGGCATGTACGAATACCTCGCCGATATCGTGTACAACGACTTCGCCGCATGATTTTGTTACCGGCGATACCGTCAAGATTCGCGATGTTCCCGGCAATACTGCCGCTAATGGCACTTGGCCTATTGTCGTGACTGGTGCCCGCACGTTTACGATGACGGGATCAGATGGGACTACTAGCGGCGTGTTCCCCTCAGACGCCGGGGATGCAATCTATAACGGTGGCGGCGGTCTAGTGTGGAAGTTGACCGCATCTAGGGGCCATGTTTGCGTCGTGTCGAGTTCGGCGGGATCACAGGAGTTGTATTGGGTTAACAAACGGGTTAGCCCGAAGACGATCGTTTACCTTGGGCCCTTCCAGACGCAGACCGTTGTATTCGATGGCGGTATTGTGTCGCCGGGTGGTGTGTTGGGTGAGGAAGATCCTGAGATACCGGCGTTTTATAAGCTCTATACGCAAAGTGGCGTGCAGGAACTTTACAAAGGGCTTTATATCGGCGCACAACCTACGGGGATGTTCCAGCCGGGGGCTAAGTGGGTTCAAGGATTTACGCAAAACCCCTACATTGGCATCTGGCACATGACGCGATTAACAGCGGCACAGTCGGTAACGGCGAAGATTCAGGCATTTGACCCTACGTTTCCATCGGGATTCAATGTTGAGATTGACCGCTCCCCTAAGCCGGGTAAGTTGGCGTTTTCGGTCAAGTATCTGCAACAGAATAATAAGGGCTGGATTGGCGTTTACGACACAGTTAGCAACTCTGTCGTAGCCCTCATGAACACGTGGCAGAACAGTAATGCGCGTTGGGCCGGTCTGCATACTCCGCTAGCGTGGGAAGGGGCGGATCAAATCTCCTGGGTTCCCTACAACCTTGACGGTAAGGATGGCGAGAACGGGCCGATGGCGAATAAGGGCCCGTATCAGATGACATTGACGGGTTCGAGCATGGCAGCGGGCCCGGATCTCAGCAATACCTGTCAGGCGCAGTTGACTGCGATAGGGCAGAGTAATCCGCTCAATGTTACGGGTTTCTTATGTTCGACGGTAACGGTCGATACGGTTATCCCGATAACGCCATCTACGGCTAGTCCCGCCAACGATACCCTTAACAATCAGGGATTGCGTATCGGTGACCTAATGAAAATGACAGACCAAACGGCACCTAGTACAGCGCGGCCGTGGGGGCTAATCGAGGAAGAGGTTGAGAGGATTATCGGGTTCAATACTTCTACGAAGCAACTGGTATTGCAGCGGGCATATGTTGGCGTTGGCAGTATCGAGTTGTGGCCATCGACGACACACGCCGTTGGGAACAAGTTCTATATGTTTTCTAACAGTTCGCCGCGTTGGTGGGATTGGGTTAATGCGCCACACGGTGAGACCGGAACTGATCCCTATCAGCAGAACTTGAACGGGATCACGATTGATGAGAGTTTCCCCGATGCATCGCACTACTTCACCCGTAATGCTCTAACGGTGTCGGATGCGGGAGGATTGGCTAGTGTGCCCGGCGCTAGTTGTCCCGGTGCTGCCGACGCGGAAAGCGCGGAATATGGCTTTCGATATGCGGCATGGCCCAATCACATCAACCCGCCGCTTTCAAGCTTCGGCTGTACGTCGGGTAATCCTCCCTTTGCCGGTATCTACGGGACTGGAAGCGGCAATAGGCTGGAAAAGCACCCGTCGCCGGTCGAGTTCATGTTCAATAACCAGTCATGGCTTGACTATCGGCCCTTTGCGACTACGGGCGAGATTGGCGACTGGGGCAACCCAGCGATTAATCAGCTAACGACGAAGATAAGCGGCACGACATACCTGTATAAGACGATACGCAGCGGCATTAATGGCGGCGTTATCGATCCGAAGAACGGTTTCGTCTACGTGATGTTTGGCCGTAGCACGGCCTACGACGTGAGTGCGCCGGGATTCACCCTTCCCGATACACAAGCCTACAACTACACCTACTGCCAAGCCTATGTAGCTGGGGATTGCCGGTCGGGATCGGCAGTCGGCGACATTTACAGCAATGTTCCCGGCGTTACGCCTATCCCTGGTGGCATTGCCTATGCGGGCGAACTCAAATGCAATTCCAAGCAACAGGGCTGGATATTCAGCGATTACTTCATTAACGATATCTGTATCTCGCCGCAACCTCCTTACCTGGACTATGCGGTGCAGTATAGTGCTTTCCATGACCCGTACAATACTGGTGCTCGCAGGATAACGGCGGGCCTTCGCCACCCTCGCACGTCGGGGCTAACGGAGAATACACCGGCAACGCCTGATGGTGATGGTTTGCTGATGGGGAGTACGCTCAACGGAGGATCGTTCCCGGCGCTAATCATGCCTAAGGTTCCGCCATACCCAGGGCGGCAACCGGGCATTAACCGGGCAACGTGGATTCCCCTTCCGTACACTATTACCAGTGTTCCGAAGGGTACTTCGACGGCATACATTAGGTTTGGGTACAGTCCTTCGATGTATTGCGTTTCGCGGCAAGAGATTTGCGTTGCCAACGCTGCCACACTCCAAACCGGTAACAGTGTGTTTTCGTGGGAAACCACGGATGCCCCAGCCGGTCTAGCTTGCAGTACCGGATGTACGATCACGATTCCAACATTGTCTCAGCGGGTAATGTGGTATCAGATCGTTTACAAGAATAGCGGCGGTTCCACGGTCTTTACGGAACCGATTAAGACTCTCGTAACACCATAGGGGAAGCAATGGCGGGAACTGTCACGATGAAGGAGACGGGGGAGCGCGAATTCTCCCCCGACAAATACGAGCCGGAAGGTTGCATAGTTGACCTGTTTTATGACAAGTCGGAAACGATTGCAATCTCCGGCCCGGCTGGTACCGGTAAGTCGCGGGGAGTGTTGGAAAAGTGCCATTTGATGTTGCAGAAGTACGATGGCGCAGTTGGGTTAATGGCGCGGAAAACCCGGCACTCAATGACGCATACGTGTATTACGACATTCAACAAGTTTGTAAAGCAGGATGACAAGGTATGCAAGTGGCGGGCACAGGATCAGGAATATCTGTATGCGAATGGCAGCAAATTCGTAGTTTCAGGGCTGGATAACCCTACTAAGCTCCTTTCCGCCGAGTACGATTTCGTCTACTTTCAGCAAGCCGAAGAGATTTCGCTTAGTGCGTTTGAAGAGATATCGACCCGGTTGCGGGCCGGTGCGATCCCGTACCAGCAATTGCTACTCGACGTTAACCCGGCAGACCCGAACCATTGGATTAAGCGGCTTGAGAAAGAAGGCAAGCTGAAGATGTACTATTCGTGGCACAAGGATAACCCGGTCTTTTGGAATAAGAAGAAACAGGAATGGACGGCTCGCGGCGCTGCCTATATGGCCAGATTGCAGGATCTATCGGGTGTGCGGCGGCAACGGCTTTACGAGGGCCTTTGGGTATCGGCAGAGGGCGCGGTTTATCCCGAGTTCAATACTGAGACTCACGTTATCCCACAGTTCAAGCCGCCGAAGGGTGCGGTTCATATATGGGGCGTTGACTTTGGGTTTAATGATCCGTTCGTGTGGCAGGATTGGATTCTTACTGACGCGGGCAACCTTGTCCTTTGTAATGAGTACTACCATACCCACAAAACGGTTGATGAAGCGGCGCATGAGATTGCAAGCTTCGACTTCAACCGTGACGAAAGCGGCAACTTAATCCAGCCGTGGGCAATCATCTGCGATACCGACGCTGAAGGCCGCGCCCAACTCGAAAAGGCGTGGGACATGATGACGTTGCCCGCATTCAAAAAGATCCGGGAGGGTATCCAGGGTGTCCATGCCCGTCTCGATCCCGGCAGAGGCAGGAAGCCCCGTTTGTTCATCATGGAGGATTGTCTTGCCCACACTCCAGACCCAGAGTTAGTATTCAGCCACAAACCGTTGGGAATTACCGAAGAGTTTTCGAGCTATAGTTATGCGAAGGAACCGAAGCCGGGAAAAGTTGAGATTCCGGTAGATCTTTACAATCACTCAATGGATGTAATGCGCTACGTTGTTGCCTTTGTGGACGATCTAGGAATCGATCCGCACGATATCAATGAATTGATGGAAATGGACGAAGACAACATGGTCCATATCAGCCCGGTTTAAGAATTTCTGGCAGAAATTTCCCCCTAACTATATGAAAAGAAAAGGCGTCCAAACCATAAATGAGTCTAGAGAGGCAAATCTAGCCCGAATTGCATCTCAGCAGAGCGCGGAATTGCAGTTCCTTCAGGAGTCGATTTCTGTTCTGCAAGTGCAGCTTGAGAATCTGGGCTGGGAACGTCTGGGGGCGGGAGACAAATGGGACTTTACCCCGGAGAATCTAGAGCGGTTGCGGGGGGCTTCGCGGTTGCTCGCGATTAAGAATCCCCTTATTAAGCGATCCGTTAGCGTCCAGGTCTACTATGTCTGGGCCCTTGGGGTAACGATTGCCGGTGTGCATCCGGTTATCGACGAGGTTATCCAAGACTTTCTCAACGATCCTAAGAACAAGTGCGAGATTGGCGATAAGTCGGCGCGGGAAGAACTCGACCGTAACCAGCAAATCTTCGGCAATACCTATTTCATGTTCTTTATCGATAAGACGTTCGGCACCGTGCGGCTGCGGGCAATGGACGTTGACGAGATAAAGGACATATACCGTAATCCCGACGATTACAAAGAGAATTGGTTCTATAAGCGCGTTGTTACGGACGACGACGGGGCGACTCATACGACTTGGTATCCCGATTGGGAATACCTTCCTACGACGCAGGGAGTACCGGAAGCCTTGGTTAAGCGGACAAACGGTCAATTCACTGTCGATTGGGAACATCCCGTTTGCCACATCAAGACCGGCCATGTCGGTTCTATGAAGTTTGGCATTCCCGAACATTACGCCGCCTTCGACTACGCAACCGCATATAAGGAATTTCTTGAGAACTGGTGCTCGATTATGCGTGCCTATGCGCGTATGTCGATGCAGCTAACCGCGAAGACGAGCAAAGGGGCAGCGGCGGCAAAGTCGAAGCTGGACACGTCGGCGAGTACGCTTACCAATGTTGCCGGGTTTGCTGCGTCAACGTCGGGGATCGAACTCAAGGCAATCAAAACGGCGGGCGCAACGACATCGGCAGATGAGGGATACGCAATCAAAATGATGGTTGCGGCGGCAGCGGACTTGCCGGGAACCTTCTATGGGGATGCCGATGTTGGCAACTTCGCCACATCTGAGACGCTCGACCGGCCTACCGAACTCAAGATGGTCTCGCGGCAGAACTTTTGGGCCGATTTCTTCCGCAAGCTATTCGATTTTGTTATCAACTGGGCTACGATTGCGCCTCAGGGCAAGTTGAGGACTGCGGGGGCGAAGGTTGAAGAGATTCTCGACGCTAAGGGGCAGCAATATGTCTACCGCGTAACCCTCCCCAAGGAGACCAATAAGGCATTGGGTGAGGTAGGTAAGCCGATATCACGGGAAATCGCAATTACGTTTCCTGATATTCTTGAGCGGAGTGTAGCGGATTCGGTAAGGGCGGTTATCGGTGCCGTAACTCTGAATGGCAACCAGCCTACCGATATCCTGCGTGACCCGAGAGTAGTAGCGGAGGTATTGCTCAAGTTGATCTACCCGAAGACATGGAAGGGGATACTTGATAAGGTCTACCCGCCCGGTGAAAAGGTAGATCCGATTCCGCCGCCGATGTCAGGCGGTAATGGCAACGGTCAAGGTAATCCCAACGATCCTACCCAGACGGGCAGGACTGCACCGGCGAATACGCCGAAAGGAAAGAAACAGAATGCTAAATAATGCAACTCTCGCAATCGTCAAGACACTCCCGTCCGATCAGGTAATTCCTTTCCTTGAGGGCACCTGGACGCCGGGGGAAACTGAATTGCTGCCAGAAATTTCCTCGCAAATTGCTGTAAACAAAGAGTTCGCTCCAATCTGCGAGGCGAAACCGGGCAAAAACATCCGGGTAAAATTGATCTCGCCGGGGCAGGGAACATCGGGGTATTACCCTATCGATGTGCTAAAGCGCGACGGGCCGAATGTCTTCAAGGCGGGGCTGAAGATGTTCTGGGATCATGCTACGGAAGCGGAGCGGAATGCACGGCCCGAAGGTAGCCTTTCGCGGCTTGCGGGAGTGCTGAAATCCGATGCCGTTTGGGAAGACCATCCGATTCACGGTGCCGGTCTCTATGCCGATGCGGCACCCCTCAACGGCTACGGCGATTCTATCCGTGAGCTTGCGGAACACGATGCCTTTGGCGTGTCGATTCGCGGCGGCGGTGTTGCCCGTAAGGCCCAGGTTGCGGGTACGGTGACGAACATTTTCGAGAAGTTGGTAACGGCGGAAAGCTGTGATTTCGTGACAGCGGCGGGGCGGGGCGGTAAAGTGGTTCAGATATTTGAATCGGCACGACCGGCAGCGGTGCCGGATGAGAAAGTAAAGGAGAAAGGCAAAATGGCTGAAATCGACGATAAAGAGTTAACCCGGCTCAAGGAGTCGGCTTCCCGCGTGGAAACTCTCATTCCTACAATCGAGAGCTTGACCAAGCGGGCTATCACGGCGGAAGCAAAAGAGCAGATTCGGGAAGCTCTCGCTACGTCGAAACTGGCGGAAAAGGCGCACCCCAAGGTTATGCGGGAGTGCTTGGCTTCGGTTCCGGTCAAAGATGGTGATCTTGACGCAACGGCGTTCAAAGGCATTATCGAAGCGTCGATTGCAGAGTATATCCTGCTTGTCGGCGAGCGGACGGTAGCGGCGGGCGTTCCGGCGATTACTGGGCTGGGAGAGTCGCGCATGTTTAGCGGTAGCGGTACGCAGACGGTTGACCTTAGCGAGTCGGCGAAGGCAATCGAGGATAATAGCTTCCTTCTGGCGGGAATTAAGCGGAAGACGGCATAGGCAAGGAAAGGAAAAGGAGAACATACAATGGCGAAGAACAAAAAACAAGCCGGTGCCCGCTCGATGGACACAATTGCCATCGCTTGCAGCGATCCTGCCGTACCGGTCAGCGGTGATCCTGTTCGCTTCGGTAACAGATGCGGAGCGGCACTTATCAACGAGCAGTCGGATGGTCTGACCACGGTGGACATTACCACGTCGGAGTGGGATTTCTCAGTGAAGGGAGTCAATGCGGGCGGTAATTCTGCCGTTGCCCTCTATGACGAGCTTTACTATGTCGATGCGGATACCCCGAAGTTGAGCAAGAAGAACACGGGCGTACTGTTCGGTATGGCGTTGGCGACGGTTGGCAGCGGGTTAACTGCCACAATCAGAGTACTGAAATACCGGGTCTAGGTTAGCCCCTATCCCTAACCCTCAGACAAAGGAGAATGACTATGAACCTTCAGACAATTTACGATCCCGGATTCAGCAACCAGATCCTTCAGGGTTTCAACCTCAAGGAACTGGAATCCATGGAGTCCGCCAACAAGCTAACCGGAGTTCCCGGTTTCAGTCCCGCAACTCGCCGCCTCAACGTCATCAATGCCAAGCGCGTACAGGAAGCACAGCGTATTTGGCAGGGTGCCCTAGCGGGCGAGGTTCCCCCGTTCCTGCTTAAGGAAGCCTTCCACCCGACGCAGGATTTTGCTTACCGCCAACTGATGAAGATTGCCCCGGCCGTCTTCAACGAGTCGATGACATCGAGCGACTTCACGGTATTGACGGATCAGATTCTTGACAAGATGGTTTGGGCAAACTATCAAGTCTACGAGCCGACTTGGAGTAAGATTGCTAAGGTTCGCTCCGACATCCGGGATTTCCGCTTGGTCCGTACGTACTACTTCGACGGCGGAAAGGCACTGTTCCCCGAAGTCAAGGAGAAGGCAGGCTTTGACCGGCGCACGCTCAACAGCAATTTCTTCGACTACGGCGTCAAGAAGTACGAAGCCGGGTACGAGGTTAGCTGGGAAGCAATCATCAACGACAACCTGAATTTCTTCCAGGAAATGCCGCGCAACATGAGCATTGGCGGCACCAACACCATTGAGAACTACGTCACCAGCCTCTATACCGGCGCGGCTGGGCCCGATGCAACGCTCTATACCAATGGCAGCGTAAACGGGATCAACAACATCATCACCGGCAACCCGGCAATAAGCATCGAGAGCATCCAAGCGGCATTGGCGCAGTGGATGAACTTGACCGACGCGGACGGTGTACCGATTACCATGGCGGGCTTAACCATCGTCGTGGGCGACGGCACGCTTTATGTCAAGTTGAAGAACATCATCAACACGCTGTCGATTGATATGAACAACAACGGCGGTACGACACTCGAACGCATCCGGGTTCAGAATTGGATGGCGCAGGGAATCAGCGTCATTTACAACCCCTGGATTCGCAAGATTGCTACAACCAACGCGGCAACATCATGGTGGATGTTCGCCGACCCCAATGTTACCCGGCCCGCTATCGAGGTTGGGTTCCTGTCGGGCTATCGCGGCGTGCAGATGTACCGTAAGGCGTCGAATACCGTTGCTATTGGCGGCGGCATTTCCGATGTGCTGGGCGACTTCGAGACGATGAGCACGGAGTACAAGGGCTTAATTGTCTTCGGCGGCACTCAGGGCGATCCTCGCAGCACAATGGCGAGCAACGGTACCGGGTCCTAAGCGGCTTACTAGGGGGAATTGTATGGCGTTGATGGAGCTTGATGCACTGGAGCGGTTGGTTAAGGCACAGGAAGAGACCAACCGCTTATTGCGGGAAATGTTGGAGAAGCAAGCGGCACCCACGAATATTACTAATTTCAGCGAAGTTACGAATCAGGCGGGGAAGGGTAAGGGTAAACGGTAATGGCAGACACATCGCCGGTCGACTACACAACGGATGTTGGCAAGGTAAGGAGCGTTATCGGCGATACCGACAGCGCCGCCTATCAGCTTCATGACTCTGATATCCAAGTGGCGCTAGATAACAACGGTGGCGACATTAGGCTTGCCGCTGCCGATCTTCTGGTAAGGCTTTCGATAACGGCGTCGGCGGGGGGCAGTATTAAGCTTCTCGACCTTCAGATATCAGATATCGAAGGGGCCCGGTCGTTGCTTGCGCTTGCGAAGGAGTTGCGGGCGGCAGCGGTCGATGGTGACGAGTACTTTGAGGTGTTTGGAGTTGAGGAAGTTGATAGCCCGTTCGCGTGGGATCGTTACGTTACGCGGCGGTTCCGGGAACTGGCAACGCCTCTGCCGGGAGACTTGTAAATGACGGAAGCCCAAATCCTAGCGCGGTTCCTTAAATTGCCGCTCGACCCTTACTTTCCCTCACGGGTCACGGTGATGCAAAACGATGGCAATGTTAACAATTCGGGACGCCCATCGGGAACCAAGGTAACGCTGGGATGGGCGACAGAAGCAATACCGGCGCGGGTTGCGCCAATGATCCTGCAAAGGCCCTCGACGCCGGAAGCAAAGGGCGCGGCGTTCGTATCTACAGACAATACCTTTCATTGCATCCTGCGGGGGCACTTTCCCCAAATCACATCGGACATGTTTGCAAAGGTCTGGATATTCGCCGCTGGTGAGGGAACGGCAAAGATGTTTCGTATTGGCTCGATTGACGAGCCGGGTAATGCAATCTACACGCGGTTGCGGTTGGAGTTGATAGAGGCATGAAGCTTACGGCTACAGCGGTTCTTGGCCGATCCGTGGGTACTGGGCTTACCGGCGTTACGTCGGACGTTACGGTGCCATCGTTGCGGTCGTTGGCAAACGCCGACGTTAGCGAGATTGCAAGCATTCTGGCAGAGGAGCTACAGCCGACGCTAGATTATGCGATTCAGGTTGTGCCGGTGAAGTCCGGGGCGTTGCGGGCGACGTTGCGGATTGAGTCTGATGTTGAGGGAGCGGTAGCGTCTGCCTACGTTATTGCAGGCGGGGGCGCTGTCGATTATGCCAAGTGGGTTGAAGCCGGGCCCCATGCGCGGCCATATTTGCGGCCTGCGTTCGAGTCAACGATTGAGAGTGTAGTGGATAAGGCAACGGTGAGGATTGGCGCGTATCTGGGGAGACTGGCGAAGTGACCTTAACGGCAGAGATTCGGCGTTACATTCTCGACGACGGCAGGGTTGAGATTCCGGTCTATGTTGGGTCGAAGCCCGAAGGCGACAACGTTACGAACTGGATAACCTTGCAGCAAGTTGCAGGGTTCGACCTTGAGGATTTAAGCGGGCGTGAAGGCACGACGAAGGCGCGGCTACAGGTAACATGCTGTACTCGTGATGGTGATCCTGAGTCGGCACAGTCTATGCGCGATCTTGTTCTACAGATTTTGTACGGATTTACTGGGGCTATGGGGAGCATTACCGTTACGGGAATATTTGACGCTGGGTCAGAATACGATTACGAAGAACCTAAGATTCAAGCGTTCTGTAGTTCGCGTGACTTCTACGTTTGGTACGCACGATAAGGAGAAAGTATGACGGAGACTGATTTCAAACAACGTTTTGCGCTTGGCAGAGACTACCTTGTCAAGCCGTATCAACTCCCGGTAGTTATGCCGGACCACCCTAGCGAAGTCCCGCCAGATCCTACGCGGGTCAAGTGCTACGAATGCGCCTATTGCCAGTTCTCGACCTTGCACCTGGACGAACTCATTGAACACTTCGACAAGGCGCGTTCGCATCCGTACAAGTACGGCGCTACTGGCGTTCACCCGGAGATGGTAGAAATTCATCCGCAATTGCACGACCGGCACGTTTCCCGGCTGCAACTTGCTAGCGGGCTTCCTCACGACGTGGAGAAGTTCGAGGATGTTGGCATGGAAGCTGCCGCCCGTGTCCAGCCCAAACCGGCACCCGCACAGGTTGCCGCCCCCGTAGCTGCCAAGGTAGCTGCCCCCGTGGAGGTGACAAAGTAGATGCCTTTAGCGATTAATGCGACCGGAACCCTTCTCAAGAAAGGTGACGGAGCTACCCCGACAGAAGTATTCACGACGGTACCGAAAGTAACCGACGTGCAATCCCCCAACGTTAAGACCGACTTGCAGGACGTTACCAGTCACGACTCCAGCGGCGGTTTCCGTGAGTTTCTCCCAGGGCTTGCCGATGGCGAGTCCGTAACCGCACCGATGTGGTGGATTCCCAGCAACACCACCCATATTGCGATCCGCACTGCCGCATACGCTTTCGCTATCGGTAACTGGAAGTCTGTCTTTCCCGATACCGCCAACAACACCGTGTCGTTTACCGGCTACGTTACGAACTTCCAGGGCCTTGCCAAGGTTGGAACTCCGCTCAACGCCAACCTCACCATCAAGGTAACGGCGCTGCCGACTTGGAGCTAGCCCGAAGCCATCGGCTCAGTAAGTTGTAGACTATGGGGGGCCGGTATGGCTCCCCATTTTTGTATCTGAATGGGAATTTCTGGCAGAAATTAATCTGTAAGTTGATGTAAACAAAGGAGAATAAAAACAATGAATGGCGCGAATGGTAAGGCAGGTAACAGTTTGAATACGGTTAATCTTGGGGTGTTGCGGTGTCATCCCAGCATCGAGACGGAGATTCAGGGAATCAAGCTGAAGATGGTTTGCAACATGAAGGCATGTCTGGAAATCTACCAGCGGACGCAAGTTTACCTGATGCTGAATGTCGTTACGGTGGCGCTGTTGGCAACCCCGGCATTTCACTTTGACTTCGCTTATTGCCTTCTCAAGGCCGGGGGCAATCCAATCGATATCGACGAGTATCGCGAAGTCGCGGACTTGCAGGATATTGCGCGGGTCGCCGCCGATATGAAAGAGCTTATCGAAGCTTTCCTACCCTCAGATGAACAGATGAAGCGGTTGGAAACTCTCGCCGAAAAGGACAAGAAAGAAGTCCCAAACTCACCCCCGACACCCACTTCCTTAGAATCCGGAGTGTCGGAATACGCAGACTCGGACTTACTCCCGCAGATTTCTACGAACTAACGTATTGTCAGTTTTTGTCATTGTTGGAAGTAGCTAACGAAGATATGGAAATCTGGGATGCGTTTACGGCAAGAATTCAGTGGTCGATACACGTCGCGGCTGGGGCTAAGGACCTTGACCCGGACACATTCAGAGCACTACGACGACCGCAAGATAAGCCGTTAATCCTAGAGGCATCGCCGGATAACTGGAAGAAAGCTAGGGCTGGGTTTCAGGATTGGACGCAGCAACTAAATAGGAGAAGCAGCGGTGGCTAATATTTCGTTAGGGGATGCGTTTTTGCGCTTGGGGGCCGATCTTGGCCCCCTCAAGAATGACCTTGCGTCGGCATCGGCAATCGTTAAGCAGGAAGTTCGCAATATTGTCGATTCGCTGAATGGCATTAAGGTTACGCCACAGTTGATCGATCAGGCATCGGCAAAGCAAGCCTTTGCGCTATATCAGCAGTTGAATTCGGAACTCTTCAAGACAAGTGCTAATGCAAATGAGGCTTCCCAAAAGCTAACGGCATTGGTGGCGACATTCGGCACGTCCGCACAGGAAGCCGCGCTAAAGCTCAAGCAAGTCCGCACTGTCGAAGAGGCGATGGAAAAGGCCCATCTTCAGGCTATCGCGGAGGATCAGGAAAGGACACGGGCCGCTAATGCCGCCAAGCTCGCCGATACCCTCAGTACAATCCGTGCGGAAGAGTCGGCGCGGCGAGCACTGGACAAGCAACGTCAAGCGGCACTGAAAGAGATTGCCGCCGACGAGGATAGGCGGTCGAAGGAACTGCAAGCGCGTCAACTGGGCGACTTGGCAGCGACGGCACGGATTCAGGGCGTCAATACCCTTAGGGTCCGCAATAACGATGAGTCAATCGAGAAGGCACAGCTAGACGCGATAGCA